TTCAACTACCTTTAATCTCACGATCAATCAATTTGATGAAGCGCTGCAAACAAATGTTCAGCGCTTGAGCCAAAACATTCCACAAGTTGATTACTCAGTACACTTTACTGACGGGACAACCGTTAGAGCGCGGTACGACAGTAATCTATCGCGATGGGACATTTCACTAGTAAGAAGTTTGACACTCACTAGTGAAAATTGTATTTTCTTGACGGATCCCGAAAATCCCAATAGCGATTCATATTTTGAATACGATTGGGAATACCCAGCGTTGATTACTTCGCCTTATCCCAGCGAATTGCTTGTTGAGTGGATCCGCGACAATGTTGTGGTAAATGGGATCGTCAATCAAATCAGCGTCAACTATATTCAAGAAGGCGCTTATAGAGCCTTTACAAATCTTGTCGAACAACTCTACTGGATTCACCCTTAACCCTTACCCAAAGCCCGTCATGTCTGGCGGTGCTGGTGCAGGATCAAGAATACTGAAATAGCCTATTTTAATAAAAATGACAGTACAAAATGACAGTACAAACTGATTTACAGACAGTTCTAGACGCTTATATACAATCAAACTTCCAAGGCAGTTTGGAAGAAGTGTCGGCTGATCAATTGCCTTTGCAAAACCTACTAAAATTGCAAAGTTATTTAGCAAATAGCGGTTCTGGTGGTGCTGCCCCTAAAGCTACAACTGCTCCTACCACATCAATAGCTAGTAGTACATCATCAGTAACATTACTAGTTCTAAACGCTAACCGTAAGTGGGCATCCTTTAGAAATGACAGTACATCAGTTGCTTACATAGCTAAGAGTGCTACAGCTTCTACTTCATCAGTGTATCGACTAGAACCACAAGGTTATCAGTACTTTGATGATTACACTGGTATTGTTACTGGTATTTGGGCATCAGTTAATGGATTTATGAGAATAGAGGAGGGTACATAATGGCAACTATTTTATCTAATCCCTTCATTATCCCTGACGCTTCAATAGTGCCAGCAAAGTTAGCTCGACCTTACACCAAAGGAGGTTCGGTTTCTTTAAGTGGCGTTAGTTACGATTTCACAGCCATACCTTCATGGGCGACCGAAATTGATATAGAGATTTCGGCTGTAGGGTTTAACGCAAGCTCCACCATTCTCCTTCAAATAGGGGATAGTGGTGGAATTAGTGCTTCTGGGTACTTAGGTGGATACGAGGTTCTTTCTGCCTCACCCTCACGCGGGAATCAAACTAATGGATTGCTTGTTTACAGCACTTTTAGTTCAGGTATTCGATTCATTGCAAATATAAACCTCAGAAGAAATGGGACTACAAATACTTGGATTTTATCTTCTTATGGGTATTTTGAATCTAATGCGGTTGGTCAACTATCAGTAGCCTCAAAAACTCTTTCTAACGCATTAGATAGAGTTCGCCTTACTAGTGTAGCTGGTACTGCAAGTTTTGTTTCTAGTGTCGCGTCTATTTCTTGGAGCTAACTAATCATGTTTAGAATTGAATTAGATTTATCAACAGGCAAAGAGGTTAAAGTATACCTATCACAGCAAGAGATTGAAGCATTGCAAAACATTATTCAGCCTACAGTCATTCGCGAGATTGATGCAAGGCGTTTAAGGCTTGCGTTGCATCAATTAAATCTTTTGGATACTGTCGAGACAGCGATTGCCACATTAGGTCGTGATGCCCAAATCGAATGGGAGTATGCAACCATAATTAAAGAGAACTACCCTTTGGTGATTTCCTTATCAACTGAGCTGGGCTTAAATGTTAGCGAGATTTTTGATATTGCGATCGCTAAATAAAGCTTAGTTGTACTTGTTTGCTTGGCATTTTAGCGATCGCCTGTAAGTCTGCGCGGATGTTGGCATAGTGTTTTAGATTTAGTTGTAGCCACAAATCTAAACAGTTACAGATACATTGCCAAGATGCCCACAGCAAGCCTTAAATTTTTTAGCTGTGAACTTACCAAAATAGAATAAAGTCTGGCTTGTGTCATTGCCAGATTTTTTCTTTTTGCCATCGTTCTTAGGGTTTGTGAACTCAAGCCGATGGTTAAAAGTTAGGTAACACGCAGAATAATTTTGAGCATCCAAAAACCAATTGCTAGAAGTATTACTATTCGTAAGCAGGAAGGTATTACCTATGTGTGCATAGGTTAAAACCATCTCTACTGCCCTCTCAATGTTGCCTTTGGAGTAAGGAGGGTTAACCCATTTATTAAGATAAGGAGTCCAATCCTTGCTAAATGCGTCATCAGCTTTAGTCCAAAAGGTTTGAGCTTGGATGACTTGATTTGCTCTTAAGCAAGAAAATGGATCAAGATGGAAGCCTTTAACTAATTCTCGAAATGGTTCTACAACGTAATAGCTCGTATAATTCTCATCGTTCGATTCATCCTCATTTGTGAGAACACAATCTAGAGTAAATAGGTTTTCTTGTATTGCGATCATTACAACCCTCCTAAAAACTCATTTTTCGCAATCTTGACCATCAATGCTTGCTGTCCCAAATACAGCAGATGTAGCTCAATGAGTAGCTGCTTAGCTGAGTCAATGTCAATGTTTTGTGCCAAATACTTGATATGTAAGTCTTTCAGCATCTCAGTCAACACTTGTTTGTCAAATCCAAAATAAAAATATTTCCACGAAATTGAAAAACAATATTTACCGTTGTAAAACTCAAATCTTGAATAAATAGGAACCTTCCAAATAGCTAAAGTCAGATTCCCCAACTCAATGCGTAAGAGGTTTACGCCCTTGAGTTCGTCGTCTTTAGAATCTCCGATTTGAATCATAATCCCTTCAACTCTTTCCATTCATCCTTTAACATTCTGAAAGCCGCCAAGTCCTGATTAATTTGGCGATCAACTACAGCTTTACCAATACCGTGATCTGCCATGCGATCGCGTACCGACTCTACAAGCTTATCGATGGCTTGTTCTGTTCCTGCGATCGCATCTTCTTTGATTTGTGCGTTCATGATAGCGTTACCTTTCTTATCTCTAAAATTGGTACATTAGACCAATAATCACTACTGCCATCAGTTGATTTATTCAAAAAGCAAAGAGTTCTCTTTTCCTCAAAATCTTCTTGAACCAAATCGCAAACAATCTCGTCATCTTCAAGAAAAACAATAGTGGGGTATAGCGTGTAAGTAACCCTCTTAGACGTTTTAGAACTTCCCATCACTTGAGAAGTAATTGAGAATTTCTGACCGTCAATTTCTGCTTCGATGTATAAATACATTATTCTTCCACCTTTACAATTTCCATAATTTCACACACCTAACAAGTGGTTTGCCATACGCTGTCAAAGTTACAGCGCTATGCTCTTCTAATAGATTCTGGAAGTCAAACAAGCTTTTCCGCATTGCATCAATTCCAATCTGTTTATCTTGAGTATCAGATTTAGCTTTAACAATCGCGAATATAGGCAACTGGTTAGAGGTTACGATATATTCTTTTTTACCAGCCGCCACGGGACGACATATGCGAGTAGGGGCTTTACGGAACTCTGAGATTGTGATGTATTCTGGAATCATTTACTTTACCCAATGCCCATGAGCAATAAATGGCATAGCTTCACCACGTAATCTAGGGAAATCAATCTTTCCTTCATTAAGATATTTCCACGCTAGCTCTCTAGCTTCTTCCTGAAAGTCATACCAGTAATTACGCTCATAACTCTCAAGGATTGATGCCCATGAATCAGGGCAGAAATTACTAGAATTATCAGTGTTGGGTCGGCAAGAACAGACAATTCTAGTAACTGATTCAGGATCAATTTTGTCTCTGATAATGTCGCGAATACATAAGCTTAGCGATAATCCCTCCATTATCTCTCTCCAAATAATTTAATAATGCGATCGTTTAAGGTTTGACAACCTCTGACCATCCTTTTTCCCATTCAGGTAGGTTAATACGATATTTAGCCTTTTCTCGGATTTCTTTTGCCGTCTGACCCTCGTAAATTACGTGGTCTGAGCCGTCATTGTTATAAAGTTTTACAATCATTTTTTTTCTTAATATCAAATTTAATAATGCGATCGCGCTCACAACTTGATCGCGTGAATGTGGCTTCCAGTAGGGGAAGGGGATAATTTAGTTGTTAGCCATCGCCAGAGCCATAACCAGAGCCAGAGCCACAACCATAACCAGAGCCATCACCAAAGCCATAACTAGAGCCATAACCAGAGCCAGAGCTATAACCAGAGTCATAACCAGAGCCAGAGCCACAACCATAACCAGAGCCATCACCAAAGCCAAAGCCAGAGCCATAGCCATAGCCATAATCAGTATTTAGATCTTCCATACAGCAACCTCCGCGATTGAATCTTTCGCGATTTCTGTCACTGACAGAATTTCAATCACTTCAGTGACTATGATTCTGTCAACTTCCGCAGGAAATTTGCAATTACTAGGATCACTAGTTCCTGTTTGAGCTAGCTGAGAAAGGGATGCTGCCCCTGCCCATTTCCATAAACGCCGAGCGTTGCGTATTGTTGCTTGCTTACCTTCAAGAGCTTCAAGAAATCCCGCGAATACACCCGCGCTGTAAGTTCGCACAATTACATATTGATCAATCATTTATTTGCACCTCTGCTTGTTTGTGTTAATCGCTAATCTCTGTTAGCTTTAGTGAGAGTGTGATCGCGCCTTGCAACCTTGACCACAGGTGATAATTCTTTGCAAGAGAATAGGTATTGCTACCCGATTACATATGCTTTACCCTCAGATTTAATAATGTTTGATCCGTTATCTAACTGATAAACAATATATACCGAATATACAAAACATACAATACCCTAACCATAGTTATCCATCACAATAAACCCGCAAAGCATAGACTAAAATCTATGGCTGAATATCGCGATACCGTAGCAGACTGCACTCGTTATCAGGGGCGGCTTTACGGAACTCTAATCCGTAAGCGCTGTAATCGAATCTGTGGGTCTTCCTAAAGGTATTCCTAGCAAATGGACAACCTCTAGATATTGCAAGCTGATAAGCCATCTCTAGCGTCATCCATTCGTTCTCAAACTCTGTTGCTTGCACCCGTGAGAAGAAAGAAATCTCATGATGATCACGATTGTAGCGATGGATTTCCCCTGCTACAGAGCGATTGTAAAAAAGTTTTGATAATTTTCTTAGCTCTATGTTCTCGCCTAGCAGCTCATTTAGCTTGTAAGCAATTGTTACAGCATCCTGCCATTTATCGGTAAGCACTGAGTTAATCTGCTCAGTCGAGATAATCCGCTTAGCGACTCCCTTCTTTTTATCTGATTCAACTTTCTTACGGGTGCGTGTGCGTTTTGGATTACTCCAATCTAATAAAAGTTTCTGAACATCAGGGTGCATCCTATACCGTTTTTTGAGCGATGGTAGATACACTTTTAGGCTTGCATATTCACCTCCGCAAGCCTTATAAGCAAGCAAAGCTTTTATACGCTGACCATCGGGGCGATCGCGGATCGGTGGTTTTTGTCGTGGGCATAACGGGGCGCTGTAGGCAAAAAAGCTGTATAGATTCAGTATTGATTGCAAACCACTCAAACAAGGCTTTAAACACGCAAAAACATATAAGTACGTTGGTGATTTGCGATCTGTTAGCCTTTCGCGGTTACGAATCCGCTTACGTTGCTTTTTGGCTTTCGGCTTTGCAACATTCTTGGGCGGCTTTGTCTTTGGGCGATCGCTTTTCGGTTTTGGCGGTGGAGCTGCGATCGTCTCTAACTCTGGTTCTGGTCTAGCTTTTGGCGGTTGTAATTTTGGCGCGTCACCAATATGCAAAACGTTGCGATCTAATAGCGACTGCCATAGGCTGGACCACTGATTTTTATACACCAAATACCGAGCTACGAATAACGCATTAGTGGCAATAGCGCGATCATCTTTGAGCTTGCGCCTTTGCTCATGTTCTGCGATCGCACTTAGGATCGGCGCAACTTGTCGCCATATTGCGGGGCTGGTATCAGGGGATGGGATAGCGGAGATGCAGATGGGTAGGGATGGTTTCATAGTTTTACGCAAATGTTAGAAATGTTAAGCTATATAGAGTAATCTCTATGATAAGTGCGTGTAGTATATGTATTACACAATGTAGTATTAATATATTTCTATATTTTTTTGTAACGTTGTAACACTTACATATAAAACGTATATACAGCAAGTATTTAGAGGCGTTACAGGAAGTGTTACAAGGTATATATTTAGTAATATTTCAGTAACGCATTACAGGTATATCGCTAAGTGTTACAGTGATTGAATTACTTGTAACGCTTGTTAATTGTATATACAGTAAGGATTTAAGCCTAAGTGTTACAGTGTTACAAGGTATATAGAGAAAGCTGACATGAAAAAAATACTAGTAAGTTTAATTTTCATGCTTGCAACAATACTAGAAAAATTCATCATCATCACTCGTGCTATTAAGAACGGGTGGAGGTGTAGTTGGACTTTTCCAAATATCCTGTCGATTAGGATCTGATAAATTTGGATAACGAATAGGTGTGCGAGGTTGTACAGCGATCGGTACTTGTTTGGGAGTCATGGGATAAAGCGCTTTACCTTTATCGGTTAACATCCAAACACCAAAACGAGATCCTTGTGGTTTTTGCGACTCTACAAGCCCTTTGTTTTTTGCGCGATGCATTGCAACTCTGAGTGTCGAAACTGTCGTAGAGCATCGAATAGCTAACTCATCAGCAGACATTGAGCCATCCTTTAACACTCCTAAAGCTATAGAGGTTACGTCATCATGGATTTTTCCTGATTTTGTTTCCCCCAAATAGGAAAACACGCCCTTTTCTTTCCAGTCTTCAGTTTGATTAAATTCAAGATCTAAAAATAGCTTCTCGCTGTCCCTAGTTTTAGGCATTGTGAGCTTAAGCAAGTTGCAGTCTGGATTATCAGGGGCGGCGCTTTCTAATCTCCAGACTGCCCAAACAGGTGCAGTAATTCGCAAACTACCGCTCTCTGTTCCTGTTTTGTTAAGGTGATGGATTAACAAGCTAGCAGCGTTATAGTTGCCTAGTAAATCACGCAGTCTATAAATTGCGTGTGCAAATTCAGCGTCATTTTCGGATATGCCACTATTTAGGGTGATGGAAGTTAATGAATCAACTACAACGAAATCAGGTTTAAACGTGTCTAGTTCCTGCTCTAATTGACGCAACATCTCAAGCCTGAAATTAGAGATGATCCGCACATTGTCACTAAATTCTGGGAGTTGATCCGTACCCATTTCCCTAAATCTTTTGCGAGTCGTGCGATCGCTTTGATCGCCTGAAATAAACATCACCTTGCATGATTTCATTGCAGATTCATTAAGAAAAATACTGCCCTCTCTAAGTAGTTTATGCATGAGAAACATTGCAAAAATAGACTTGCCTCGACCAGGAGAACCAGATAATAAAATCATCTCTCCGACTGCCATCATGTTAGATACCAGCCAATTAATTTCTGCATCGCCTTCATTCATGAAATCTTTAGCCGATCTGCTAACCATCGGGGCGGTATACATATCAGCCGATTTAATGGCTACGCACTTATCAAAAGATGGTTTGTCAATCTTGTGAGCTAGCCTAATATCTCTAGCTAAGGTCATCTGCCTAATAGGATCTGTCTCAGCTAACCAGTATTTGATACTTTGTTCTAGCTTTGTATTCTCATCAATATTGACATCAGGGGCGATCGCATCTCCAATGACTTCAGTTATTTTTGTGACAGCATCTTGGATGGTCTTCTTGTCTGCACCGTCATTAATCCAGTCAGCAACATCCAAACCGCCGTTGCTTGGCAAATGCCTCCAAAAGAAATTATGAGGCGGCGCTAAAAGCTGTTTTAAAGGTGTTGATTTTGCCTCAAGAGCTAATCTGGCTTTGACCATAAACTCAACTCCAGTAATGTCACGATCAGGGCATAGTACAACCCATTTGCAAGCTGAAAGTATATCAATGTGTTCTTGGCTAAAAGTTTTACCGCGAATCGTAGTGGCAACAAAGCCCAAATCATTCAAAGCTTTCGCGCAACTTTCTCCTTCTACCAAAAATACATGACGTTCCTTGGCTGCAATTACAGCATCTTGATTGAACAAAGGAAATGATGTTTCTGGAATATCTCCTAACCCCGATCGCATGTTCCACTGACCCTCACTCCAAAGGTACGGATAAACGCCCTGTTTCTTTCCGTTGGCGTATTTCGTAACCACTTTGAGAACTGGTATACTATCCCTAGTGTAAATGTACTCAATCGTCTTGTCAGGTCGTGGAGCCTTCTCTTCTACCTTCAACTTCAAAAATGGGAAACCTTCTTTGTCTGTTGTATCTGTCTCTTCTAAATAATCAGGCAACAGCAAAGAATCCCTTTTTAATCTAGTGCAAAGCACTCTAGAAGTATCACCCGATCCAATGGTGTAACACCAATCAGTTTTGTGGCATACAGGGCATGGGTTAGACTTTGAGACCCTTATTCCTTCAGATAGCATTCTTCTTTTTCTCCGCGATTTTCTCAGATTCAATCAAAAGTTTATCCACGATCTTACTGCTAGTTTTTGTGTAAGGCAGTGAGGTAATAATGCTAGCAGTAATGTCTATTGCTGTTTTTTTAATGCTCATGCTTTTACCCCTGCTTCAGCGATCGCACGTTCAAGGGCTTCAATTGCAAAGCTAAGCAAATTATCGCGCCATCCCATACCATCCAGTGATATAGAAATATCTGTAAAGCGCAGCACTGAGTTAGCCTGAATCAATATGGTTTTGTCAATCCAATCATGAATAAGAGCGTCGGCAATGCTATTAGGGAAAACAGGAAGATCGTAAGGAAACAATCCTTTATATTCGCGCCAATCTAGATTGAACTGAGCTTCACCGTAACCATACTCAAGGGTTAAATACTTTACCGTGTCTAACACGTAGCCAATAAAACGCTCAAAATCTTGCCTATACTCGTCACTGTGGATAGTTCTTAGTGCTAGTTCGCTGGTTGAACGATTAGCTTGGAATATAGTGATTTGTTGCTTAGTGGCTTGATCTAATACACTCACGCCGCCACCTCAGACTTAGCGATCGCCGCTTTTAAAATACGAGTGACATAGACTTTGAGAGTTCTTTCTTCTTTGTCTGCAAGCTCTTTGAGAGTCTTTTTTAGATCCTCTTCAACTTCGACAATTAACTGTACTTGTGCCATGTAAATACCTAACTCATATTAGAAAGTATAGGCGATTATAAGTACTATGTAAAGCATTGCTTCCAAATGATTTTGACGATTATCATAAGCAAAACTATATACATCAAATCCATAATCCCAACCCCGCAAAGCATAGATAATTCTCTATGCGTGGCGACACAAAAAAGCTGCTTAGATAGCAGCTTTTTTGATTCATTAATACTTCCAAATATTATTTAATACTTCTTGGGTGATCCAATATGAGTCACCTTCAGTTATCCTTTCTGACTCTGTTTTAGCAACATAGCCAGACGGCTTCATCCACTTGGATGTTTCTGAAGCTCTAAACCATGTGTCTGGCGTTTGCCAATGGCAAGAAGCTACTTCTTGCTTTACGATTTCTGCATTAGTAATCTTGGAAGCTCTAGCGTCGCCGCTCCCCCATTTACTGCCCTTAAGCATTTGGGGTTTAGACGAAGCGAGTATTTCGATTTTCCAGTTTTCGTTAATCATTTTTTCTCTCCATTTATATTTAATTTCCGTTCAACCTTTGCAACAACTTGCCTGATGTTCTCAGGATCGCGCGCTAACTTTTCGGCTGTTGCGATGACCTTGCGATCGCATTCGATCCAAGCTGTGTATATCTCCCATTGCAAGGGAGTAATCCCAAAATACTTAAGCACAATTGCTTGGATTGAGTGCGATGCGTTGTCACCAATAGCGGCGATCGCATCTCCTAAGATCGGGCTAAAACAGTAGGAATATGTCTTAGCCTTTATTTCGGGCGGTTTCTTAGGTCTACCGCCCCCGTGGTTGCCTCCTCTAGGCATCTACTTGATTCCAATCGTAATCAAATTCAGCGTAAGCTTCATTAAATCCTCTAACAGTTGGATAAAATTCATCCCCTGTTAGAGGATTCAAAACGATAGCAGATCCATCAGACATAAAATGAACTGTCAATGGGATATTGCCATCCGATGGATAGTGATCAGCGATCCACACTTCTTGGATAGTAACCCTTTCCTTTAAAAACTCCCATTCATAAGCTGACAAGGCATCATCTGTGCCTATTTTTAGAAGCACTTCAATATTAAATCGCTCCCTGATCAGAGGGGTTTCCTCTATCCCCTCAATGTATGTCTCGTCAACCCAATCAGACGAGGCGGGATCTAGCTTGTTGTTTCCGAACTCGTCTTCCCAGCATTTAACAGTTGTGGAGATTGCTTTTTCCAAGAGTTGACGCTGTGTAGCGTCAACTCCCGAAAGAAGTGGAGCTACATGAAAGGACAATTCCATACAGCTTTCTTGCCAATCTTCAAACGCTTCGACGGGCTCAATCCCGTGATCCTCTAACAAAGCAAGGAGTTGATATACCCCCTCCTCGTTGATAGTGTAGGGAATGCTGGAGATCTTCAGACTATCCTCATCAACAAAAATATCTGTTGATACAGACCACGAAGGGTCTTCGCCGCATTCAAGATCAAGATTACCTAGTAGCATTGCTTTGTTCCTTTGTTTAACTCAATAACCTATTATTGATCGACCTATAGGTTTTGTCAATAGCAAAACCAAACTATTTTTATAGACACAAAAAAGCCGTCGCGAGTGCAACGGCTGGGGAATGCGAAGTAGTCACTCTATTTTAAGCGATCGCTCCGCCGAGTGATTTTGTTATTTATTCAAAAAACCCGCATCCTAGATGTTTGCGACCTCCCAACCCTTTCTCTTGTAATATTAAAGACTCGTTAGGGCGCAAATCTGAAAACATTACAGGGTATACAGCACACGGTTGCTTTTTAATAATTAGCTGCTCTTTGCGCCCTATTGTTGGCAGTGTATTAATATCAAACTTTGCTAGTTGCTTACCTAGCGACACCGCAAACCTAGTAAGATCGGGTTCACGATTGTTGTCGGTTTTAATTGATACCCAAGCCGCTAGATTCTCTTGAGATTTTAGCTCTGTGCCATTAACCAGCTTGAGTTTAATCAACTCTTTGCCTAAATGGATTTGACAATCAAAAAGCATCGTTAGCTCTGTAATTAAATCTTTGGAGCAACGTAGCCTTATAGTGCTTTGAGTTAAACGTAATGTGCGATCGTCAAAAATATTTGTGTTACTGATTCTACCGATCGCCCACTCAGGGTTATCTTTGAGCTTAGGAGCTAATCCCGTCAAAGCAGAATAGAGACAGTAATGGTAGTTTCTAGGGATTAAAGAGCCTTCAATACTGAAAAGAAATTCTACGAAGTTACTCACGATCTTTTATTCCTTTGGTATTTGTGTATTTCTTCAATTCCGCATGACTTTCTTATGTGACGGTTTTTGATAATGGTAAAATAATAGACTAGCCGAAGAATTTAAGCGTAACGATTAAATACTAAATAAGCGTCGCCTGCCTTTGTTGGAGAGAAGCAGACAGGCGACGCGAAGTGTGTTGTAAAGAAAAGCTTCTCCGCTTTATTTTAGCACTGCCAAAAGGATAGCCAGCATCTTTAAGAACTAACGCTTCAAAACCGTTAGGGGCGGCGCAAAGGTAGCACTGCATATTTGTTTCTTACTTCTTCTAAAGGTAAATTAAGATCGTGTTGCCATTGCCAATTTTCAAACAACGAGGCGGCATTAGCGCCAATATTCCAAGCTTTAGCAAGATTCGCAGCATCAATGCAATCCGTTTTGTCACTCAAAAAGATTTCAAGCTGTTCCAATAAAAGGATTGGGGCTGGTGATTTATGAAGCATTCCACTTTCAAAAGCGATGATCTCCATCTCTCCCCTTTGAGTGGTATCAGCACCTAAAAGAACATGATGCAAATCATGGATAATGATGTAGTTAGCAGGAAAAAGAGATGCTTCGGTATTAGGCGTTGGCACTGATTCAGATTGATAATATTCGGCTAGATGCTCACCTAAACTATCAGGAATAGGATTGTTGATTGCATCAAGAAATAATGCAATAGACTCCTTGTCAGGATTTAAGCCAGCATTGATATAGGCTTTTAATCCAGTTGGCTAAATAAATTACGGTCCGTCAAAAAGTTAGCGAGTTCCATTTTTATTCTCCAAAAAATGATTAAGTTTAGGATTGTTTTTTTTAATGTTTTCTTTTTGGGTTTCAACCAAAGAATGATTTATTGAGAACCAAAAAGAAGCATGAGGATTAGTGCGATCGCTATATTTGTAAGCATCTAAATATGGTAGATCATGCAAACAAGTATAAGCCCAAATGTCTTCAGTTTGCCAATAAGCCAAGGGAAAGCATCGCCATAAATTATCGCTTTTATATTGATGGATTACCCCATAATGTTTAATTGCACTGCGCCTTTTTTTACTTTCTTGCGCCCTAACCCCAACTAAAGCAACTTTGAACTTAGGATCTATAGTTGCCTGTATGCGATCGCGCACGGTATCAGGGGTAAAAGCCCATTCTGGTAATGCTATCAACTCTTGATAATTGGTAGGAAATTTACTGCGATAAGTTGCAATCACTTCAGGAAAATTAGAAACAAGCCCTGTAGCTGACTCAATACTGCCATAGTGAAAAGCCAAAATATCAGGACAAATCGACTGCACTAAATGAAGCATTACGACTGAATCTTTACCCCATGACACCGCAACATAAGAAGGAGCGATCGCTAAAGCCTCTCGAATAATCTCTTTAGCTTTCTCAACTTTGCGCTTAAATGTTGGCAGTGTCGCATGAGCTAAAAAAGCATCGCGTTCTATTCTCTCCATACATTATCCGTTGGCATATAGCACATAGTTCTATTGGATTGCACAAAATACGGTGTTCGCCACCCCCAGTTCATCATATTGATAGATTGAGGTTGTGGAATCATATTAATTGGCATTGGTCGGGCTAAACTATCACCTCTCCACAAATGCCAATCATGCTCAAAAGGAAGTACTTCCCATTTGTGTACCTGTCCGCAACCTTGCGATCGCTTCTTGCCAAGGTTTGTAACATTTAGAATTAGTTCGCTAATCTTGTCAGCATTGCCAATCGCAAACCAGTGTATAGTCTGCATTTCGCGATCATATCGTGGTAAATCATAGGCTTTAAAATGCCCTTGCGAACTATCAACCTTAGCTTTCTTTTTACCCCAATCAAGGTGTAGTTCTTGCTTGTCCCATCGCTTACGGTAACGCTGAGTTTGTTGATGATTTTCGATGTAGTGTGGTGAACTCACGGCCCAATACCACTCGCCTTTGAGCGTCTTCCGAGCGATCGGCATTTCATCAAAAATCAAGGGCAGATTCTTTTCAGCATCCGCAGCCGTTGGATTAGGCGTGATTAGCCCTAATTGGTCTAACAATTGATACTCAATCAGAGCATCGAAGCTAGGGGACCAGTCATCATAGGCAACTAGCGGCGTTGCCATGTGTGCGATTATTTGGAGGTTATCCATTCAATAAACTCCGAATATCGCTCTTAGAATCAGCTAGAAAGCCTTTGTAATCTTCGAGATATTCTTTATACCTTGCGTGAGATTCAGTAGCGCGATCGCTTAATTTCTGAGCATGAGGTGTAATCGTCATAAACTCACCGCGATCGCCCTCCGCAGTCTCAAACCAGAATTGCATAGAGCATAGTCCGCAACCCGTTCCTGATTGACCGCCCAAGTATGGCGATTCTGCAAACTTGAGTAAAGCATCTGCAATAAATCCTTCTTCGATTCTGGTAACGTTTGCGCTCCAATAAGAGTACAAAGTAGCACCTGTTTGGAGTAGCCAATTACCCATAATCATCTGTTGGCTTCTCTCTTTTTCGGGCTTTGCTTTTTCGCTTTTACCTTTCTTGGTTTCAGGCTCCGAAACTATACCAAATAGATCGCCTTGAGAAATCATCTTTTGAGGTTCTGGAGTAGCGCCGATCAAATGTTTTGCAAAGTTAGGATCGTGAAGTGAATCGCGCCTTGTCTTTTGGCTATAGGTAAGCCAATCGGAATAATATCGAAGCTTCTCTCCTAAGAATGGTAGCCACTCATCAAGCAAAGCCTTGAGATCGTAATTATTAACATCCGAAGGAGAACCATGATGTAGCCATTGGTTTACGCGTTGGCTGTGCTGCAAATCTTTGCCATCAATAATCTGTTCTAGTGCTGGTATGACTTCGATTGGCAACGCAGGGGGGAACATCTGATAAAGATACTTAGCGCTCTCTACACAAGCCAAATACGCATCACCAATATTAATCCGACCATGGACCATTTGAGCATCGGATACACCAAACAATCCTTTAGGTTTGGCAGTTCCTAGCACTGAAAGGCATGGCAAAAGCTGACGGATTTTTCTATCCAAATCTAAATCATTACCCGTGCCACCATCGATCGCGCCGCCGCAAAATAGAGCGTGATGCATCGTTGGCGATACTTGCACACCAATCTGAGATAGGAAGGAATCAATACCACACCGCCGCAAAATTCTATTCCGTAAGCTATTGCCAGAAAGTGTAAAAACTTCAGAGGGATTTCCCTCTAAATCTGTCACTTTCATCGTTCGTAAATTGGTTTGATTGCCTACGGACTCACTGATATGTGAGAGTGGCTGCAACAGTGTAATTTGCAGGTGTAGCTTGATATTATGGCGATCGTGGGGATTGTAATTAAGCATTATTAGCCTCTACATCTAGAGTATTTTCTGTTTCTTCTGGAATATTCAAAGCGCGATCGCTTTCAAAGCGAACACGACAAAAAGTAGTAATAATGTGCGGTTTTGATTTGCACAAACTGAGGATATGGCGATCGCTTATCCCGTGCGTATATTTCAATTTGGCTAAAATGTCGTTCCATCCCAACCACCAAAGATCAATATTTTGATCGCAGTCTTTCTGTTGAATGTCTCCCATACTGCCATCATCATTCACAGTAGCCCGTAAAACCACTTGTTTTGGCGCGATTATGCGAGTCCATTCTTTTGGGTTGAGGTGTGCAACAATAAGCTTCTTGGCTAAATTCTCAATGTAGTCGTCGATATTGCGAGAGGGAATAGCAGCATTTTGGATACTGCTTTGAAAATATTCCCATGTTTTTAAGCCCATGGCAGGACTTTTACTCTTGTCTCTACAGCGAAAAACCCAGTAACTAAGCGCACTGGCTAAAGCTGTAACCCTGTCTTCCGTTTCTATTCCATACATAAATATTTCTCGTACATCTACGGTATTTTTATTCTAGATCGCAAACAGCATTCCAAGCCGCCAACTTAGCTTTACCGACAGACACACCACGCGCCCTAGCGTGGTCAAAAGCTTTATTACGCAGTCTGCTTAATTCCCGCTGTTTTAGCTCCTTTGGTGTCGCCTTACGCAGTTTAGGGATAGCGCGATAATTACCCTCAACGCACTCAATATGCAAGCGCCTGTTACCGTATGCGATCGCGCCTTGGTTAAGAAGTAAGCGCAATGCGCTCGTATTGATTTGCGTACAGATTTCAATGTAGCGTAGAGAGTAAGAGCCGCGATGGGTGCTGAAAAAGCCGATGAGCTTGGCTCGCTCGATCTCTTGCATTAATCATGCTCTCCATCATCATCAATAATCGCGACGTTAGGTTTAATCGGATCTGGATTGATGGCTAATAAAAGGCGGTTAATTTCTTCGTTAGTCATTTTTAATATTGTATTTATTCAAAAGATCAATAAAATCACGAGAAGCATCAGCGCGTTTTTGCTGTATAGTCGCCAGTTGATCTTCAGTGTAAAAGTTCCTATTCATCAATGCCGTATCGTATTGAATAATTTTTACTTCAAGATTTAGCATTAACGCCATATCTTCTCGAACGCGATCTAGAGCGTGATTATATCCAGTCGCCTTATACATTGTTTACCTCTAAATAATCTTCAACAAATTTCATGCGATCGCCCAACTCCATGCAGTCTTTTGGCAACTCCTTATAAGGCAAATCCAAATAATTGAGTATCCCTAAAAGCTGAGTATGCAACTTGAATATTAACGGTTGATTAATCGCCGCTTTGTCCTCACGCTCAACAAAAGTGATGGCAGGGGGAATTAATACAATTTTGTCAAAATACCGAGCCGTAACATTAGAGCAATTTTGCAAATAGTCCATAACCTCAGACTGTGTATGCTTATCTAACTCACCATTGCCAACATCAGCAAGCAAGTAAGCAGCCATGTCCAACGGTGTGCGATCGCAGATAAAGCTAGGTTCGTCAACTTCAAACCAGATGTCTTCAGCTTTAGCCAAAATCTTTTGCTGCAAAAACAACCTAGTGCGGATATCAAGTTTGTCGGACGGGTGGAATTTATGCTCCAAAAACACACTACTCGCATCAATAGGGATATATGGAATCCCTAGCTTTTGCGATAAGGCGTTCGCTAGTGTGGTTTTGCCCGTGCCATGTGCACCGCAAAGTCCTATTCCTATACAGGACTTTGCGGTGCGATAATCTGGATAAACAACCAATCTATCGTCTGGGATAAGCATTGCATAGCTAACCCTTCCACCAAACATAGCTTTCGCTTCGTCTTCAGTGTCAAATCCGCCATAAGCAATGCAGTTTAGGCTTCGATCCTCAAACATCGCGTACCATTTTTTCATTGTCTTCACTCTTCACCTCCACCAATATCAATTACGTCCTTGTCCAAGCACTGCATTATCAGTGCTAACTCGCCTTTTAGATCTTCCAGTGTTGTGCCAACAGGTGTAATCTCGTTAGCACTCCAGCTTGTTAGTTCTCCCTTGCTATTGGGATAAAATTCACGAATAGCAAATACATCATCACCGTTTGCGAGAGTTTGCTTTGAGATTCGATACGTCCAACTCATTATTTAACCTCAGTTAACCTGTGAATAGTCCCTCATTTCAAATCCCCAACAATCATCTCAAAAATGCTATGGGTGCAACAGCCCATAAATTTAAAATTATCTGCGGCGATCGGGTCAGTTGGATTACCGTCGGCATCAGTCCAAAACATTTGCGGTGCGTATGGTTCGCCGTTTAGCGTGAACTCAATGCTTTCAATGTTCTGGCTATCCCAAAGAGCTTTTTGCGCTAGCCATGCTTGGATGTCTTCAATCTTGACGATCATCATTCTTTACGCTCCTTATTCCTTAATCCAGCTTCTCTAAACGTGCTTAGAACTACTGCCGCAGTCCAAACGCATGTAAACACTGCAATAAATAGCAATCCCTTACCTAATGGCTGCCATACGAACCAGAAAAAACCCGCGATCGGTATCAGAAAAACAAAAGTTAAAGCGAAACAACCGCCAAAAGTTGATGCTGTTGCTTGTAGTTCTTCCTTACTGTCAGACTCAAATAATCTAGCCATTACCCTTTACTCTCCTGTGTATCTAAATCACCGTTATACCGCCCTGTCTCTGAGTAATCATGCCTAGGATAAGCCGTCTCAGCAAATACGATTTGACCAATTCGCATCATGGGATAAATAGGTTGCCAAGCCCAAAGACGATGATTTAGTAATTCTAAGGTCAGCTTTGAATTGTTAAACCCACCATCAATCCATACTGCCAAAACGTGACCCCATCCTGATCGCCCTCTACTTGACTTAAGCCTAAACTCTGCTGAGTAATTACTCGGAAGCCAGTTATTCTCAGTTTTCAGCGTGTAGCCTATCCGCACATCGAGTGATTGTGGGTTAAGCATTGCTTTGTCAAATGGCACGATAACGCCTTTTTCTTCGCAAAGCTTTTCGATTTCGTGGTCAACTAGCGTCATTTTCAAATAACCTCAAAATCCTAGAACTAGCACCCATCTTCTGAGCTTTTGCGCGAGAAGCTTCTACCCTATACCGATCTTCCATCTGCTGTGATGAAATGGCGATCGGGATGCGCTGTTTTTCTGGCTGTTTTTCTGTGTCACTCATGGTTATTTTTACTTATAAATTCTTGAACAAGTACCAATCGATCTTCATTGTTTAACAATGGGTTAGCGGCGATCGCCATTTCTATGGCTCTTAATTCTTCAAAAGAATATTTTTTGGTAGCGCTAAGCTCACATTCAAAACTTCTCAAAAGCTTTTGCCATTCAGGAATAATGACAATTTTGCTGACTTCTTCATTGGCTTTTTCTAGGTACAACCTATTGTTTATACTAACTTCAGTCTGACTTGTAGCCATCATTATTCTCCATACAGTGAATAAATAGATAACACATGGCTTTAGCTGCTGTATCAGAGTACTTTTCGCCTTTAGGATTAGAAGCAAAATAGCCAATATCACCATTATCTGCTACGCCTTTTTGCAAAATATAAGTCAACCTATGATCATCAAAAGCTCTAGTGATTGCGTCTAGGGATGTGTCATATTTTGGCACTGGGATATATTGCTTACTGCCATCAAGAGGGTTTCTAACGGTTGATCTGTCGTTAATTCCACAGAGTCCATCTAAAACAAATTCTTGATAATCACCAGTAAACCCGCAAAGCTCAGCGACTTTCTTTCGGATTGAGATCGTGTTAGTCATGCTCTAAAGCCTCCTAATCTTCTGTAAATCATCAGCTTTGCAATTAAGCACATTGCAAAGCGCGTCAATTAGGTCAAATTCCAAGAACCTGTAATAACCCTGCTCTAACTTTTGGATTTTGCGTAAACTGCATCCCTGTAGCTCTGCAGCATTAGCTTTTAGCCAATCATCGCACTGCTTAGCTAATTCTTTTTGAGTGAGCGATCGCGCTTTGCGTAAGCACTTTAGGTTTAGCTGCATGATTTTAGTTCTTGATATTTGCGCTCCAATTCTGGTAGTTCGCATTCAAGATCCCCGTTGACGGTTAACTCGTACCATTTACCAGTAGATTTAACATACCCATACGAATATTGCTCCAACTCTTTATTCCACCAAATACTAAAATTAGATTCAGTGCGGATATACACTTCACCTTCATGCGCCAAAAAAGAAGTAGTAATTGTATTTTTTCTAATTATTTCCACATTGTTACCTCATTAACTACTAATCACTATACTATCTACTACCCCCTAAAAGGATACTTTTTACTTATATAATTAGATGGGAAGCAGTGACAATACTAATCATTTGTGTATTGACTATCCCTCAAAAGGGTAGTATCTTTAGTAAACCGAATGGTATCTACACACAAGCTAAGATGAATTTATGACTATTGTTGAGGCTGCTTAACCCATGACAGAAATCCAATATTGCGAAAAATACTGGATTTCTCGCAATATCGCAATAGCGAGTATTCCAGTATTTCATTATGGCAATAAGGTAAGCCGAAAATGCCTATTTGTGATTGAATCGCAGCCAATTGTAGGAATGACTGAGGTTTATTGTGAAAATAGTTGAACTAGCCAAAACCGTTTTAAAAGAAAAGGCTGAGCTAGCAGCACTCAGGCAAACGATCGCAGATTTGCAAGAGCAAGAAAATAGATTACGCAATGAAATCGCAAGCCTTGATCATCAATTCTCTCAAGAGTTTGGTCGCCTAGCCGACCTTGCTGATGAGAAATCTATAGATCATTCTGTAGTTGTAGAAATTGATCAGCAAGTTTACACAATTCGATATAAAGAGCTTAAAGGGCTTGTTATATCAGCTAATCAAATCTTAAAAGAGGAAGAATAAACAATCATGAAACCCGTAAACCACTACGCATCAACCACGCCGATCCCTGATTGGCTTGAGGCTGAGATTTTAGAGCTATCAAAAGATGTTGATGAGATCGCCTTATTAGTGACCGACTTAGGGGGATCGTTATGGCTTCTTAGTTGGTTGAGTCATCCATCAGCAAAAATATCTGAACAAGCTAACAAATGGCTTAAAACACAATCACGCGACACATTCAAAGCGCTACTCCAATGGGTAGCGATGGAGTTGATTTAGAATAGAAATGAAGATTTTAGTATTCGCGGCTTACAAAGTAAGCAAACAAGGAATTTCAGTACAAGGATCATGCGGCTTTGACATAGATATAGCCCGTCCTTCAGAATTCGCAGAAGCGCTAGCAGAAGCTGAGAACAGGATTAAAACTCGCACCAAATCAGATTCAGTAACGTTCTTAAATCTGACAATGCAAGAATGGAAAGAACCATGACTACCGCACAACAAATCGCCAAATGTCGCGCCCCTGACTACACGCAATACAGCGAGGCATACATCAAGCGTAATCCGCCATCATTCTGTAAGGTTTGTAAGCGATGGCAATTTAAGAGGCGGCGGTGTAAGTTATTTGTTGAGGGTGTGCAGTAAGGTAAAATCAATAAAACCTACCTCTAAAACCACATGCTAAATACTTTGGATTTTGCCAGAAAAAAGCAGATAATCAGAAGTTTTCGAGAGGGGATTTATCAGAATTTTAACTACAAGTGCGTATACTGCGGATCGCTAGCTCAATCACTAGATCACGCAAAGCCTAAAGCTCGTGGCGGCGAAACAGTGGCAAGCAATTTATTGCCCGCTTGCTTGCCCTGTAATCGCGATAAAGGTAGTCAAGAGCTATTTGCGTGGTATAGAGCGCGGTACTACTGGACTCAAGAGCGTGAAGCGGCGATCGCTAATTGGATTAATTAATAACCCACAGCAAAAAGAGAGAGCGATCATTGCGATCGCTCTCTTTTGGTTTTACTTATAAGGCTTAGGCTTGGGCTTACTACCTTTGGGCTTAGGTTTCATTTTCATGGCAGTGGTTCTGTGACTTAACACTTTTATTATCACAGATCATCACTCAATTCTAGTATTAGTAACAACGATCGCCGCTAGCTCGCGGTTGATCTTGCTACGTAGTTCAATCAGTTGTGCCCGTAACGCTTTCTCGTCTAAGCCCTTGTTTTTGGCTGCGTATTTCATTTCGTCGGTCAATGCGTATAGGCGGGTTAGGTCAATCATTTTACACATAGGAATAAATGAGTTTTTGAACATCTTGATACTTCAAAATATGTTGCCAAGTGCCAAGCTTGATCCACTCAAAGGCTGTAGTCTTGAATAACTGTGGCGACTCGTTACACTGTTTGCATGGGATAGCAGGATTGACAGTGCATTTAAGATATTGCGAATCCGCAAAGTAAGGACACTGTTTATAAACTTCAATACTCTCACTTTGGAAGTAATCTTCTAAAGCCCTATAAAGCAAAGGATGTAAACAACCTTGAAATGAGCCGCCATATATCCGCAAAGCTATCCCTAGATTATTTGCGGCAAGGGCATAACCGATTAGGTTGAAGCAAACATTAAAGCCAGTTCCCATCTCTTTTATTGTAAATCCCTTGCAAACAACTGGTAAGTTCTTGGGGTAAAAAGTTAAGTTTTCAAGAAACGGCTGATTTCTAGGGAATATATCACGACAGATTATTTCAAGGTCAAAACCTAAATTCTGCATCTTTTGGCAAATATGTTTAGAGTTTGATTTACTCTCTAACACCAATTGATGCGTGGCTTCTAGCTTTTTATCAGTGCAGTGAAAGCGATCGCCTAGCCAGTAGATTTCAATCATTTTGCTAACCTCTGGAAATAGTGGCAAGTGTATCTATTGCCAGTCTTAATCACAACGTTACCGCCCTTTTTGCGACATAGCCTAGAAGCCTCTTGATTGCTTCTAGCTGTGATTTTACCAAGGTCAGAGAAGCCATTGCCAACGGTGCGGTTAACTTGTGCGATCACAGGGGTGGAAATAGAAAGCAATGCGAGGATTAATAGATATTTCATGGTTTAATATTTGGTAGAAATGCAGTTATTCGAGTTTCAGCGATCGCTTGTCATGGGGCGATCGCTGATTTTTATTTAAGCGTGAGCGCCGATTCTAACTTGGTAATTTGGATAATCAGGGTGAACGTGTTCGCTCACATCGCAACAACCAAAACCGCTACCAGATTCAAGCCAAGAGATGTATTGGTTAGCCCATACAGATGGGACTAAAGCTACCCAGTCTTCGTCGCCACCGTGATGGCTTAAAGCCTTTAATTCTTCTGGCGCGGACTCCCATTTCCATACTTTAATGTGGACAGCTTTTTTGCTTTTGCGTCCTGCTCCTTTACGAGCGCCGCCTCGTCCGATGCCTTTTGATTTAGTCATAGTCGCTTAGCTTTTCCCATAAATGAGCAATTAAACGATTGCGAGAATCGAAAGAAGAAAAGCTCATACAAAATAGCCACCAGCTAAAATTTTGTTTCACTTGCCAAAAGCCAAAAAGAATTGAATAGTAAATTTCTAATAAGTTGTCCATGATGCGTTATCTCCTTTGTGTTACTTGTGTTTGCGGCTTTCTCTCTCAGCCATGAATACAAATATAAACCCTATCCTTTTGAATGTCAATCAATTCATAGGGATAAGGTTTAATCTTAATATTTGGTTACAATTACAATAGAGACGCTAAATATTTAACTCTGAGTAATGGCACAACAGCGCACTGAGGCACGATCGCATTACCTAATGCGCTAATTCTGTCCAGCCTATGGGGAAACCCATGAGGAACTCCACAAACTGGGGATTTAGAACTTGACCAGGGGCTAGAGGTTGTAATGTTCTGATTGTTGTTTCTAAGTTCAACTGCTTCCCTGACGCTATTCTTTTTGCCTCTAGATACGCCGACTTCCCGTCTGATGCCATTGGGGTTGGTAATAGTTTCTGTAAGGCAGTTACTAGCCCGTCTCCGCTTTTCTTGCTGGCTCCCTTGCGGTTGTGATTGCCGCAAACTGAGGGGGTAGGTAGAAGCGATCGCAGCTTGACATCTAACTTGGTCTGCCCAGGGCGATGGCTCTCTTGAAAACTGTAAGCTTGCGGGGTAGGCAATAAGGAAAATTCGATCTCTACGATGCGGTGCGCCAAGCGCGGATGCGCTGATAGTCTCCCACTCTGCATTACACCCGATGCTGGATAAGCTCCTGAGAACTTCTCCAAATCCGTTCCGTAATGCGTCGCTGACATTTTCCCAAACAAGGAAAGTTGCTCCTGACTCTTGATAGATTCGTAGTTGTTCAAACCAGAGGCTTGATCGCTTGCCTTCGATGATGCCTTTTTGCTTTCCTGCGATCGAGAGGTCTTGACATGGCGATCCTCCACAGACGATTTGCGCCTTGCCGAATTTTGGATTGTAGCTTGTGACATCGTTGTATATCGGTGTATTAGGGAAATTCTTTGACAATACCTTTTGACAGAATGGGTTGATCTCGACTGATTCAATTGTCTTGATTCCTACCCATTCCCCTGCTAACTGAAAACCTCCTATTCCTGCGAATAGCTCGATCATTTTGAGTTTCACTGCTCCAACTCCACTAGCTCGCACTCGTAAGCAAAAATATTCTCAGTAATCTCACCTTGGCTAGAACCGCCTTTAGCTAAATAATCAAAACAACGCTCTGATGCAATTGCATTCTCTGGTAGTGTATAAACCTTAGCTTCGATATATGCAAAATGTTGAGTGACGTGGGTATCGGTATATCCCATCTCTCGCAGGGCAAGAGCTAATGGTGACTTACTAGGATACTTTGCGGCGGCGATGTGCGCGGCGGTAACGGTGACTTTTATTGCTGACATAGTGATACAAGCTCGTTTATAGATTGGTGAAACATTGTATTTGCGCGGATTAGTTCAGAAATTTTTGCTTTGATATCATCGGGAATATCACGGCGATTAGCGATATCAGTTTGCAAATCCTGATTAAGCAATTTGCAATATTGACCAGAGATCAAAGCGGATAGATAACGCTTTTCATTCTCGGTTTTTGGAGTGCCTAGCATTGTTTCAACCTCTTAATTACTTCCTTTCTGTACTGTTCTTTCTTCTCTTCCTTCACCCGCTTCGCCTTAGCCACGGGATGAGCTAGCTCTGATTGCAGGAAATCAGCTAGTTCGGCGGGGTTGCCTTGTTCATCTACGATCGCATAATCGTAATCAGGATTGTCGGTCTGATGGCGTTCCATCATAAGACGCAATACATCAAGCCTTGCTGTTAGCTTGGTTACATCTTCATCTTTGCGGATGGTGCGGATGAGTTTAAATTTCTTATCGCTCATCTGCTTCTTTTTCCAATAGTGTAGCCAAGGGTAAAAGAAGAAATACATAAAGACACTAGACAACAAATCACAGTAAAAATAGATACTCCGATCATAATTAACTCCTCGCAACCGCAATCTTAATAGCGAGGTAAGCCAAGAAATCAGTTTGATCGCATGGTTCCCAAAGACCAAATATTAGCCAATCTTCAAAAGAGATTAAATCATCTCTCTCAATATCATGATCGCCAAATTTGTAAAGAAATTGGAAGTCTATAATAATTTCTTCCAGCTTTTCTATAGTGCGATCCTTGTAGTTGCGAATAAAGCTAGAGACGGGGTGGGATTCGTGTTCGTAGCGCTCTATAACTTGTTGTAGTAGTTCTTGCATAATGTTTAGGCGGCATTGCGCCGCCTGTGAGTGTGTGGTTAGAAATCGTCAGAGTCTATGCGGCTTTGTTCTTCTGGAGTAGGATCTGATTCATCCAACTCATGTGCAGACTTTACGGGCTTAGGAATTTCAACAGTGCGATCATTAAGCTCATCCCCTAAACGCTTGATGATTTGGGTGATTTCGCGATCCTGCTCTTGACTTGGTTGATACTTCTGAACGGTTTTAGAAACCCATTCAATAAGCTTTTCTAGATCCCCGACAGTGGCGCATTTATTCACGCCCTTTTCAAAGATCGCCCATAGCTTGTCATCCCATCCCGTCGCGATTTCTGGCTGTGGGGTGCTGACTGGTTGAGTCTGTGGACTGACATTGCTAGCTTGATCCATCTCTTCAGATGCATAAAGCCCAGCGGTTTGCTCTGGAAATGCTTTGCGAAGTGCTAAAGCCTCGGAACATTTACCGATCATGATGTCGGGCATTTTCTCCCATAGCCCTGAAAGCTTGCCTTTAAAGTCTTGTTTGTAAGCATCAAAACGAGCGACGGCTGTGAATGGTTGTCCACAACCTTTACGATATACAACAGTTTTAGCAGCGCTTGGCGGTGTTGATTTTAACCACACTTCCAACCATTTACCATCTTCTCCACACCAAAAAGTTGTAGAGCCGTCATAGTATCCAGAATTAGCAGCGCGTTTGCGAAGTCCATCAATCGATACTTGGATCGACATTTTTGGCTCTTTGCGCTGTGTCTCTGGGTTCCAAGTCTCTCTAGAGATTGCGTAAATCTCACGGGTGAATGGACTTAAATTAGTCTGTTTGCAAACTTCAATGAAATAATCAAGTTCTGTGTCAGAGCATTTGGGCGCAATCTGTTGCTTGAGAACTTTCAACTGCTCAGAATTGAAGTGTTGAGTGATGCTTGATTGAGATTGGGATGTAGTTGTGATAGCTGACATTTGTTTTACCTGTGTGGATTAATGTTAATAGCGATCGCCAAAATAATAGGCGATAGAAACGCGACGGATAGCCAGTAAATTAGTTGCTGGTGGTAGTAGTCGTATGGACTCATGCTAAACCTCCGTAAGTTCTTCTTCTTTGACGGGTCTTTCAACCCTATTACCACAGCGGATCAAATAATCGTATCCTGCGACGTTGCCAAGAGTATCGATTATTGTGGCGATCGCGCCTTGGTAAAGGACTTGCTGCGATGGTTGGTACATTAAATCAAAGCTCCGCAACCGTAACGAGCGCTAAACACAAAAGCGTCATCACCAAAATCATCGCGCCTTGTGTAGGTAGATGCAAAATCATCGGCTGTGTATGCGCCTTGAGCTGCGATACGAGCGGCGCGATCTAGCTCCCATTGGTCAACTACTGGTAAAAGCTCTTGATAAACTTCTTCGTTCGCTACAGGGGGTAAGAGATCGGCAATAACTTCGATTGCTTCAGTGGCGATCTCCTTATCGCTTTTTGCGTCTAGTTTGCGCTGTGCGATCAGAGTGTTGATAGCTTGCAATGCGTCTTTAGAATTATTGCTGCAACGGCTTACCGCTTGGGGCTTATCTCCCAATGTGGTGATTTGCGCTGATTGTCTGTACCCTAAGCCAGAAACATAGAAGTCGAACCCGTTATCGTTTGCGATTTTCTTTACTGCTTTGCTGATCATGATGCGTTACCTTTGCTTGCTTGTGTTTTCTTAACTGTAAATACTATAGCACGAATAACTCAAAATAAAACATTAAAATAAATATTCTTTTTTACTCAAAGTATGATACCTTATAAATGTACTGATTAGTAAGGTATACATGGCTATTGAAACCAAACAAATTATTCGTGGCGCTCGTAAAACATTGTCTATACAGTTAGAAGATTTGGAAACATTGAAGAGGTTGAAGCGGGGCAAAGAAAGTCTTGCTGTGACTTTCCATCGCATTGTAGATAACGCTGAAATGTATGACGCAATCATGAAAGCTGGAGAGGTTGCAACTAATGAGTAAGCTGACTGTAATAGAAGTTGATGGAGTTTTTGTTGTAGATTCTCGTTTGATCGCTGATCGTCTTGATATTGATCACAAGAGTTTTATGGATATTGTGGTCAGACACTTTGGCTATCCAAAACACTCAATGAATATTTTGGATTTACTAGGTATTAAAGCTAGGTTTTTTACCTATTCAGATTTTGAGAAAGGAGATACTTTAAATCAAATTATTAATGAAATCCTGTATGATCCTGCATTCCCATCTGACTTAAGAGCAAATTTAGTTTGGATGTTTGCAGCTATTAAGTTTGAGTCAGCTAAAACTTGGTGTGTGTCAGTACAGGAGCTAGGCGGCGTTCATCCTTGGTTTAAAAAAAACCATAAAATGCTTGTTCCTAATTCAGAATTGATAAAAGTCGTGGCGAAAAACAAGAAACGCCCTGATTTTGTTCTGACTGTTGGTGGGAAAGCGTATCCAGTGGAATGCAAAATCGACTTTACAAGTAAATCTTTAAAGCAATTACAGTCTTATATGAAACTATGGGACTGCAATAAAGGCTTTGCTGTTGCTTACTCGCTTAAGTGCCCTCTCCCTAGCAACATTACATTTTTTCAAGTCGTTTCAGAAGAATCAAATGAGGCTGATGATGAGTAAAAACAAGCAATTCCGCTTTAACTTCGACTCATCCAAAATCGTACCGATGAAGAGGGCTTAATTATGAATCAAATAGAAAATCAAAAAGTTCTACACCCCGTAGAAAACCTTACGATCCTATACCGCGCCCGTGGTTTCTGGCACACACCCGAACTCAACCAAGCGATCGAGAAAATCATTAATCACTTTGGAGATCGCGCATCTATTCCCCCTGAATTTATTGCTGAGTTCATGAGTGGAATTAAGCGTCATGGCTTGCCAAGTGGCGAGGGTTGGAATGTTTGGTATGAACCATGTCCAGTTGTTAAAACTACTGCAATGGAAGTAGTTGTTACATCACAGGATATGCCACCCGAAATTATGGAACTGTACCCAGACTTCTACAAGGGCGGTAAATTCCACATCAACAAAGCTAAGCTACAGCAATCAGGCAGGGCTTATCACTCACGACATGGTGAGTATTTTTATATTGCTGTGCCTGATAGCGCGATCGCATTGCCAGAAAGTAAGGAATTATTAGAGGTTGCATTGTGACCCAACAAATCAAGATCGCCTATCTACTCCAGCGATTTATATCAGATCGCAACGAGTGGAAAACACTGAGATCCAACAAAAAAGAATCTGATGCAATCAAATTACTAAAAAGGATGAGATTGAGACATCCTGAATTACAGTATCGGGTTGCGATTGAAGAAGAGACTACTACGATTACTGTTGTAAAGGTTGTTAGAGGTATTGAATTATGAGCAAACCCAGAAAATCAGCACCGCTAGGCATGACTGAAGCTAACTTCTGCGCGATAGTTGATCCGCGATCGCCTAATCCTAAGACTGAAACGCGGCGATTATCTAATGGCAGTGATAAGCCTAAGTATAATGTGGGCGATCGCTGCTACCTAACAGAGCCAACGCAAAACCTAGCTGGCGCAGATTACACAAACAAAAAACTGCATATTCAGTATTTTTGGCATAGTCCAGAATCTAAGTGGGTAACTCCTACTGAGCAAGATTTGATAAAAATCAACAA